ACTATCACCATTGAATACATTAGAGGTTATGAGAGATGATTTACTTCCTATAGCTAGAAAGGTATTTCAAACAATGAGAGACACAGTTCCAGTAATAACATCATTACCTGAAATAAACTTTAGACCTATTAACTTAATGAGCCTTGGATTATTTTATCAAGGATTAACAGAACTATATACATCTGGTAACTTATCTAGACAATCTTACGCAGAAGCTTATGGTTATGACCTAATGAGTGAGTTTGAAAAGAGAGAAGATGAAAAAGAGGTTATAAAAGAGATGGGTCTAGAGGAGTTTGCACCTGTACCACACTCTAATGAGCCAAATACAGGTGGTCAGACTAATAAAACGACTAAAAAGACTACAAATACGGGTACTAAATAGGTGAAAATGCTATGAAAAACGTCACATTTAAGGCAAAAGATGTAAAATTAATATTGAATAATAATGAGCTTAATGAAATGGCGGCAGAAGCCTCTATTTCATTAAACAAGCACGTTAGTTGGATGAAACTAGTGCTACTCGATGACGGTTTCAATGCCAATCGCCAAAGAGTTCCTAGAGAAGAATTCGCCAACGTGTTAAAAACTGGTCAATACATGCCAATAAAAATGGCAAATGGGGAAATTGAGGAGGGTCACGATAACGCCGTTCCATTAGGAGTTATGGCTCATCTCAAAGTTAACGGTAACACTATTGAGGCTTTAGCCGCTTTGTGGAAACGTGAAAGACCAGACGACATTAACTTTCTAAAAGAAAAGTACGATAAGGGTGAGCCGATTGACTTCTCCTGGGAGCTTACATTCACAAATTCAGAATTAAGCGATGACGGAGAAACTCTTAAAGATGTTTCGATGAATGCCGCAACAATCGTAGGGGCACCTGCTTATACAGGACGCACCCCCACATTAGCCATTTCATCGGACAATAATGAAGGAGAAAATGACAAGATGGATGAAAATACTATCACAAAAGAGGCACATGAACTAGAGATTACTAAGCTTGTTGCTAATGAAAACAAGGAAGCACTTGCTGAAGAAACAAAGGCAAGAGAAGATGCCGAAAAAGCTCTAGCTGAACTTCAAGAAAAGTATGATGAACTAAAGGCCTTCAAAGATGAGTATGACGCTGAACAAGCTAAGGCGGCTAAACTAGATGCAATTAAGAATAAATTCGAAGAAGCCAAATTAGAAGTTAGTGAAGATTACTTTGAAACAAAGGCAGAAGTTCTTCTAGCTATGGAAGATGCACAGCTTGATTTCTTTATTCAAGAGCTTGTTGCGGCTATGGCAAGTAAGAAAGATGAAGATGATGATGCAGAATCTTCATTGACAATTACTTCTAAGAATGTTCCTAATTTCGGTAGACGGAATGATGATGATGTTGATGAAAACGACATCGTAGCATTCTTAAGAAAACAAGAAGAATAAAAGAATTACCCTTTTTTAAGGAGATAACACGCTATGGAAATTAACAAATTTACGGATATTATGGGCGTAGTTACTACAGAAGCTATTCCAGAGGGTCGTATGGTGCTTATGACACCTAATACTGTACCTGCCGGAGGTCACAACTTCGGAAGTCGTACAGACCTTCCTGGGGTAAAATTGCCAGATACTGCCGCAGAAGCGGCTAAGGCAAAATTCTGCATAACTTGGCCTGTTAATAACGCTACAGCCCACGACCCAATCACTATGTTCATTCCGCAACCTAGTTTTGATTGGACTATGCGTCAGGGCGGGTGGGACCAAGCAAGAAATGTCCCATTTACATCTAAAGTTTATCTATCATATCCTGGTCATTGGGACGGAGAAACTATTCCTTCTGGATGGTTAGCTCTTGCATTTGACCGTGGCGTATTTACGGTACCTTCAGGTCACTTCGTATACTCAGCAGACCTAGTGACAGGTGCCCCGCTAGAAGTATTAAACGCCGCAGATGATGGTGCGACTGAAGCAGGGAAGCTGGCTTACAATTCGAGTGGTACAATCGCAGTTGTTGAGCGGTACGATGCAGATGAAAATAAACTAACATTTAGAACTCTGTAAATCACAATTATAAGGAGATTGCCCGTATGGACAAGAACAAGAAAGAGCTTGAAGCCTTAGCTTCTATGATGAAGAACAAACATCAAAGGGATGCTTTGGCAGAAATCTTAGTGGAGTACGTACAGCCCAAACATCTTACAGAGGAATTCGTAGGTAGATTACTAAATACGAGAAGCTTAAACCCTGGAGATAGCTTAGTTAAAAAGCTACGCAAGGGTATTGAAGTAAGAACATTGGTACCTGGAGCAGTTCACTTGGCAAGCGAAATCACTGTATCAGAACGCATGAACTACATCCTTGATGGAGCAGACGTAAAGGTTACGTATAACCTATGGGAGCTTGAAAGCGGCGAAATCGGTTCTGTAAATGAAATCAGAAACGAAATGGCGGCTAAACTAAGAGACTTCTACATTAACAAAGTATTTACTGCCCTATCAACAGTATGGAGTGCGGCTAATACCCCCAACAACTACACATCAGTTGGTTCGGATATTACTGCTACAGCATTGGAAGACGCTATTAACTATGTAAATCAAACTACTAGTGGTGCCAAGGTCGTTGTAGGTTCCAGAGTAGCCACAACCCCGATTACTAAATTCGGTGCTTTCTGGTCAGATGGCTCAAATACTGATGCCTCACAGACAGCTATTGATGAAATTAGACAACGTGGTTGGCTAGGTCGTTACTACGGTGTTCCGATTTTGGCTGTTGAACAATACTACGATAATCCAGAAGACTATAACAAACTAGTCCCTGAAGATAAAATTTTGGTTATCGGTGAGAACGTTGGTGAGTTTATTGTGTACGGTGACGTACAACGTAAACAATGGGAAGATATGAACCCCACACCTCCACAATGGTTCCTAGAAATTTATCAACAATTCGGTATGATTATTGATAATGCTATGGGAATTTACGTTCTAGATAACTTAGGATAATTTTAGTGTATCGGGGGCTTACTTGTACCATAGGCCCCCTTCTCACTTTACAATTAAATAAGGAGAATAAAGATGGAATACAATGTATTTTCTGCTATGCAAGCAGATGAGCCATTGGCTCGTTTCAAAAAGCAGATTGTAGGAAAGGTGCATGTTGTTGCACTTAATCCTTTCTCAGATGAACCGGAGAGGATTATATTAAAGGGGAACAAGGATGAGTCTTATATCGAAATTTGGACAGAAAAGGCTTTAATGTTCTTTGAAAGAATTAATAAGGAACACATCAATGCAGGAAGATTATTGAAAGTTAAAGAAGTTGAGAAAGAGCCTCCATCACCTAATATTCTAACAGATGAAGAGATTGAAGTTCTTTTAGACGGTAGAAAAACTAAGTTCTTTGCCTTACAAAAACGTGTCGGTACATTTACTGACCCTGCACCAGTAATTAGACTTCTAAACAGGGCTAGAGCCCTTGATAAGTCTGAAACAATGATAAAGTACTTAGAGGAAACTGCTTCTGAATTAGAATTAGCAAGGTATGAAAAATAATGGCTACAACTACAGTAACGTATCTTCTTCCCACACTAAGACTACATTTAGGAGACATCTCTACACCTTACCAGTACTTAGATGAGTGGCTAGAGTTGTCTCTTGTTACATCTGTAGAAACATTACAAAGATGGTGGAACTATAAATATCTTGTAAGTGATACAGATGAGGTCTACAGAAATCCTAAAAGCACAGTCTTTCTATTTCCAGAACCACCTGTAATACAGAATTCAGATGAAAGACCTATCATACTTATGGCAGGTATTATCATTAAGAAAGGCGATTTACAGAACTTATCATGGAATGTAGGAGCATGGAGAGATGCAGAAATCTCTTACTCTAACATTGAAGGAAGTAGGGGAAAGCAAAAGGGCTTACAAGATGATTGGGATGAATTGACTTCGTTACTAACGCCGCCAACTAAAAAATTAGGATATTCAAAGAAGCAAGATTTACCAGGATATAAATATAACCCTTACGAATACGACTAAAAAGGAAAATAAAGGATGGATAAAATTAAGATTTTATGGGTAGGAGACGCAGTAGCGACT